CGAGATCCACGTCATGGTCAACAGCCAGCGGGAGATGAACGACAAGCGCATCGCCCAGTTGACCGCGTCGCTGGCGGAGCACGGCATCGTGGTTCCGCCATACGAGGAGTTGAGTGATGGCTAGGATTCGCGTCGAAGCCGAGCGTGGCCCGCGCCGCAAGGAGCCCACCGAGAACGGTGGGGCTCCGGGCGGCGTGAAGCACACTCGCGCCAACCGCGACCTGGCCCAGGCCAAGTTCCTTGAGCGTCGCGCCGAAGGCCACACGGTGGCCGAGGCCATGCGCCTCGTCGGCTATTCGGAGTCCACGTACGAGAAGTGGCGGCAACGCTACCCCGAGTTCAAGGAGCAGGCCGACCGCGTGAGCGGTCGCCTGTCTCGGGCTCGCAGCGAGGGCCGCCCGGAGGTCCCCGACTTCCCCGAGTTCTGCGAGAAGTACCTGGGCTGGCGCCTGCACTGGCACCAGCTGCAGTGGTTCGACGTCCTGGAGAACCGCGAGCCCCGCGACCTGCACCCCAGCCAGATCTGGGAGCCGGCCGAGTGGACGCACATCATCGTCAACACGCCGCCCGAGCACGCCAAGACCTCCACGGTCACCATGGCCTGGGTCACCTGGAAGATCCTCAAGGACCCCGAACAGCTGATCACCATCGTCTCCAAGAACCGGGAGATGGCGGCGGACTTCCTGTCCGGCATCAAGGAGTTCCTGACGAACCCCACGTTCTCGGACCTCCAGGACGACTTCGGTCCCGAGGAGGGCTACGAGAAGGCCTGCACCGAGTGGTCCCAGTACCGGATCCGCTTCGGGCCCAAGCTGCGCAAGCAGATGGCCAAGGACCCGACCGTTCAGGCGGTCGGGATCAAGGGCCAGATCTACGGCAAGCGCGGCACCGTGTTCATCCTCGACGACTGCGTTGATACTGAAAACTATCTTGAGGTTGACAAGCAGTTCAACTGGATAACTCGCATGGTGGCCACCCGCGTGGGCGCCATGGGCAAGGTCCTGGTCATCGGCTCCCGCGTGGCGCAGATCGACCTGTACAAGGAGTTGCGAAACCCCGACAGGTACGCCCCTGGTGTAAAGCCGGCTTGGACGTATTTCGCCCAGCCTGCGGTGCTTGAGTACGCCGAGGACGCCAAAGACTGGGTCACGCTGTGGCCCCGCTCGAATCAGGCGCAGCTCGGCGACGACGCAGATCCCGCCGAGGACGGCACCTACGAGATGTGGTCCGGGCCCCGCCTCGCCAAGCGACGCGACGTCGTCGGCGAGCACGCCTGGATCCAAGGTTACCAGCAGGGTGACCTTGAGGACGCGGCCATCTTCCCGCGCGAGCTGCTGATGGCCGTGGTCAACAAGGACCGCAAGCCCGGCCCGCTCACCACATCGATGGCGGAGCAGGCCAGGGGCCGGCCGACCCAGGACGACCTGTACGTGGTTGGCGGCATCGACCCGGCGTCGTCGGGCCACACCGCATTCGTGGTGTACGGCGTGCACCGCGCCGAGGCCTTCCGGTACCTGCTCGACGTCGAGAACCGGGCGCACATGACCCCGGTGCAGTTCCGGGCCACGATCATCCCGTGGACGAAGCTGTACAGCGTCAAGGAGTGGCGCGTCGAATCCGTCCTGCTGTCCAACTGGATCATGCAGGACCGGGAGATCGTCACCGACCTGGCCAACATGGGCTGCATCCTGGCGCCGCACCAGACCTCCGGCAAGAACAAGTGGGACCCGATCGTCGGGGTCATGGGCATGTCCGGCCTCATCGCCAAGGACAACGCCCAGATCGAGCTGCCGAACCCCAAGCACAAGGAGCAGGTCCGCCAGTTCGTCGAGCAGGCGGCCACGTTCTTCCCCGAGACCAAGGGCAAGACCGACATCCTGATGGCCTGGTGGTTCGCCGAGATCCGCGCCCGAGAGCTGATCGTGTCGTACAAGGGCGACGAGGACACCGGCTTCATCCGGGACTACTTCGACACCGAGCTGGATGAGCGGCTGCAGCACACAGAGCTGATCGGGATTCCGAACGGCTACGACCCTGGCATCTACGATTCGTGGTGGGACTGATGGCAAACGTTGAGTTCTACGGTGACCTGCTTGCCGCGTACGGCAACGCCAAGCACCGGTTCGCCACGCGCGACGAGCGCTGCCACACCGTCGCGCTGGCCCGCGCGGGCGAGGTGGACAAGCTCATGCCGGGCCTGTTCCCCAAGCGCTTCCCCAAGCAGATCGTGGCCAACGTCGTCGACCTGGCCGCCAGGGACCTGGGCGAGCTGCTGGGGCAGCTCCCCGAGGTGCACGCCCGCGCCGGCAAGCCCGGCATCGCGGGCTCACGCGAGCAGGCCGCCAAGCGCACCCGCATCCTCATCGACATGATGGACCGCTCCCGGTTGCAGAAGGGCATGTACACGGCCTGCGACCGCTTCGTCTCGTTCGGCGCCCTGGCCATCGTGGTCACTGCAGACTTCAACGAGCAGCGCATCAAGTTCCGGCCGGCGAGCCCCAAGGGCGCCTACTGGACGACCGACGCCTTCGGGCGGGTCGTCACCTTCTTCGAGTCCTGGTACGAGTCCGTGGCCGACCTGGTGGCCAAGTTCCCCGAGTTGAAGTACCGCATCAAGTACGGCAAGAGCCTAGACCACATGGGCATCTACGACTTGGCGTGGGACCCCAACACCGACAACGAGATGGTCGAAGTCGTCCGGTACTACGACGAGCACAAGATGTGCATGTTCCTGCCCGGCAAGGACGGCCTAGCCACCGTCTCGGCGCCGAACCCAACGCCCGGCGTCGTGCCGGTGTTCCTGGCCGAGCTGCCCTGGTGGGGCGAGGGCCCGGCCGCTGGCAACTACGACCAGGCGCTCTGGGTGCAGGTGGCTCGCGCGCGTATGGCCACGTTCACGATCGAGGCCGCGCACAAGTCCATCAACGCCCCGATCCGCATGCCGAAGGACGTCACCGAGTTCCGCTACGGCCCGAACGCCAAGATCCAGACGGACTCCACCGCCGCCAACGCCGTGGAGCGCGTCCGGCTCGACATGCCTCCGGGCGTGTTCGCCGAGAACGAGGCCCTGGCGCAGGAGGCGCGCACGGCTGCGCGCTTCCCCGAGGGCCGCTCGGGCAACATCGACGCCTCGGTCATCACCGGCCAGGGCGTCAAGGAGCTGCTCGGCACCATCGACTCGCAGGTCCAGACCTACCAGGACCTGATCGCCATCGTCCTCAAGGACGCCTCCTCGTACGCGCTGCGCCTCGATGAGGCGCTGTGGCCAGAGAAGGACCAGGACATCGAGGGTGACGCCGACGGCGCCCCCTTCGTGGAGTCCTACGTCCCCACCAAGGACATCGCCGGCAACTACTCGGTGAAGGTGTCGTACGGCCTGGCCTACGGCATGGACGCCCAGCGCGGCCTCATCTTCGCCCTGCAGCTGCGCGGCGACAAGGAGATCCCCCGGCGCGTAGTGCGCGAGCAGTACGCGAAGGCGTTCAACGCCTCGGCCGACGACCTGGCCAAGGCCGTCGACGACGAGGACGCCGACGACGCGCTCAAGGCGGGCATCCAGCAGTGGGCCGCCTCGTTCCCGGCCATGGCCCAGATGGGCCAGGACCCGACGCAGATGCTGCGGCAGCTGGCTCGCTGGCACAAGAACCGCGCCAGGGGCCTGAGCAACGTCGAGGCCCTGATCAAGGCGCTGGAGCCGACCAAGGAAGAGCTGGAGGCCCAGAAGGCGCAACAGCAGCAGGTCGCGGCCAACAACCCCATCGAGGCCGCCATGCAGGAGCTGGGCGCCACACCGCAGGGGGCCGCCCCCGGCGGCGCACCTGGCGGTGGCGCCGCTCCGCCGGGCGGCCTGCAGATGCTGATGTCCAGCCTCAACCAGGCCGGCGACGCCAACGCCTCGGTCCAGACGCGGCGGATGAACGAACTGTAACCCAGGAGGAGCCATGACGAGCAAGAAGAAGGACAAGGAACTGACCCTGCCCGAGATTCGGGAAGCGGAGGTCCGGGCGTACGACAGGGCGTCCGAGACGGAGCGAGCCGAGCACATCAAGCACAGTCCTCAGCGTCGCGACGAACTGGATGCTGCGGTCCAGGCGCTGCGGGAAGAAGAGGGCCGAGAGCTGTGAATGACGACCCCTACGAAGGCCGCCACCCGAGCACCAGGCACCTGATGCAGTTCTTCACGTACGACCACCTGCCGGGGCGACTCAGGCCGATCTCGGAGCCGATCTGTGTCCTGGCGCACCAGTACGCTCAGGCGCTGCCGGACAGCCCCGAGCTGACGGCGGCTCTGCGCAAGATGCTGGAGGCCAAGGACTGCCTCGTCCGAGCGGCTCTCGACGCGGACTTGGTCGACTACCGGGATCGCTGAACGGTGCCCCGCTCCCGCCACGACTGTAACCCAGGAGGTAACATGTACGTCGGACCCCGCAACCAGGCGTTCTCCTGGCGCTCCCTCGCCTCGGACCTGCTCCAGCAGACCGCCGACGTAGTCGAGGAGTTCAAGTGGTTTCCGACCATCGTCTCTCGGCACCTCAAGGCGGCCGAGAAGCACAAGGCTGGCCTTGTAAAGGTGCAGGCGAAGGCCTCCGCACAGCTCGAAACCTTGAAGGGGGTGCCTGACGAATGGCAAACGGACACGGCGGCTACCGTCGACCCGCAAGCCCGGCGCCAGTGAGTGGCCCCGGCGCCCTGAGCCAGCGCACCGACGGCGGCCCAGGGCAGCCCATCCGCGAGCTGCCTGACGCCTCGTACGGCGAGGCCAAGGAGTTCCGCGAGATGCAGCAGGGCGCGGACATGGCCCAGGCGCAGCCCGTCGACGCGACCGGCATCACGCCCATCGGGGCGCCGACCCAGTTCCCCGAGCAGCCCGTGACGGCCGGCGCGGTCACGCCGCGCGGCCCACGCGTCCCGCCCGAGGAGGACATCCTCAACATCCGATCCTACTTCGGACTCATGAAGGCCCTGGCGTCGCGGCCGGAGGCCTCTAAGGCAACCAAGCAGATGGTGCGCCAGCTCGAAGCGAGGATGGCGCAATCCTGAGGAGAGCACAGTGGCTGAGTACGCCCCCTGGTGGATGAACCGTGTCGGCACCCTCGCGGGTGCCAGCGTGAGCCCGGCACAGCCGGAACCCGCGTACGGGGCGGCCATCGACCTCGGCTCCGCGCCCGTGGCGCCGACCACGTACGAGGACATGCTCAACTCCGTCCAGACCATGACCGACGAGGAGAACCAGCGACGCTGGCTAGACTCGGTGGCCCAGCAGGGCCTCCAGATGCCGGTTGAGGCCGGTCAGACCGCCCCGCTTCCCACGCCCGCACGTCCGAACCCGATCCAGGACTGGGGGGACTTTTGGGCCCCCGACCCCTCCAAGATAGGGGACAAGTACTCGTTCCTGGGCTCGAAGATCGGCGACGCCCTCGGCGGCGTCTGGGACGCCCTCTCCGGCGTGGACGAGGAGACTGGCCTCAACCGTACCGAACGCGCCTGGCTCGAAGCGCAGGACAGCCAGGACAGCGACATCGGCGGCCTGCAGCACGACGCCGACCTGGAGCCTGGGCTCGTGGGTGCGGCACGTCGCGCGCTGCAGACCGGCGAGTGGGAGCCTGACCTGATCCAGGCGTACCAGCGCTACCAGGGCCGCGACTGGGCGAACCGCGCCATGGAGCCCTTCGAGTGGGTCGAGCGCGAGGTGTACCAGCCGTACATCGCTCGCCCGATGTCCGCCACGGGCCAGATGCTGGCCACCACCAAGGGCGACCTGACGCAGGGCCAGCTGCCCGAAGTCGACGAGCTGATGGACGGCAGCAACTGGCGCGAGGCCTGGGACCGCGCCGAGAACGTCACGCCCGGCCAGGCCGTCGCGGACCTCGCGCTGGCCGAGCCTGGCGAGGCTGACGAG